CTGCTCGACACGCTGAAGAATCCGCCAGCCACGGGCAGCACAACCATCAACCGCGAGTGGTTCAACGAGCCAGTGCAAGAAGTTGACTCGGCACACTTTGGCTGCACCGTGATCAGCACCGCAGCGCTGCGGCGTGCAAAAAAACCTTGGTTTCACGACGTTCCTAACAGCCTTGGCAGTTGGGGCGATAGGCCAGCAAGCATGGCGGCTGATGAAACATTTATTCCAAGACGCGATTCTGACATCTGGTTCTGGGCCAACTGGCGTGAGAGCGGCAACCGTGTCTTTGTGACGCCCAGGGTGACTATCGGCCACGGCGAATATGTCGCGGTGTGGCCGTCAAAGAACTTCACAGCGCCGGTCTTTCAGTACATCACGAACTACACAAAAGAGAGCAAGGCGCCCGCAGAGGCATGGAGCATCGAATAAAATGATGGATATGAAAGTACTGATGCCGTTTGGCGTTTATCACCGAGGCCAGATCCTGCGTGACGTTGGCGGCGGCGTTGCCGACATCTACATCAGGCGAGGGCTGGCCGAGAAGTTCACGCAAAAAGAAACGCTTGAGACTGCGACCATTCAGAGGCAGCATCGCAGTGCCGATCAGCCGTTACTGCGACGAGGCAAGAAATGAAATACCGCTCACTGACAACATTGACCGAGCCGGTAAATGAGCCTGTCACGCTAGTCGAGGCCAAGGCGTATTTGCGGGTGGACAACACTGATGAAGACACGCTGATTGGAACGCTGATCACTGCAGCCAGACAGTGGGTTGAATCGTATCTGGATCGGGCACTGATACTGCGGCAGCTGGTGCTGCGGTTCGACACGTTCCCGGTTGAGATCGAACTGCCACAGCCACCGCTGTCTAATTCTGGCACAACAACGGCTGTGTCTTTGACGTACACGCTTGAGACTGGCACGACGGCAACGCTGTCTTCTAGCGAATACCGGATTGATAGAACGTCGACGCCTGGCGTGTTGCGACAGAACTACTCTGGATCGTGGCCGGGACACCTACACGACTACAACTCAATTGCTGTGACCTACTGGGCAGGCTATGGCAGCGGAGCGGGCGACATCCCGCCACCCATAAAAAACGCAATCCTGCTAATGGTCGGGCATTTGTTTGAGAACCGCTCGGCAGTGGTGACGGGCACGATCACAAAGCCGATTGAGTTCGCTCTTGAATCCTTGCTTAAATCGAAATCGTGGGGCAGCTATCAATGACCATCTCTGGCCGCATAAATATTGACGCTCTGGTGCATGACACAAGCGGCACAACTTCGCTAAAAGTTCTGTCGGTTGATTCAAGCGATTCGCTTACGACCGGCAAGGTGGCGATTGTCTCTGGCACATGCGGCACCGCAGCAATCAGCATTGCCGTGGCCCCTAGCGTCTACGTTGACTCCAGCTGCACAGCGGCCACGGTTGCGGCTGTGAGCCGGGTGGTGATCGAAGGCACCGCAGCGCTCAAATTCACCGCACCTAGCGTGACCGCATACAGCAGCAGCACCAACTGTGCAGCGTTCGCATTGTCCGGCCACACCACAGCAGCGGTCAACATTGCAGCGGTGTCTGGCACGGCCACCTACTCGATCATCTTGGTGGGCACATGAATTTTGGCATGCTCAACGAACGGGTGATCGTGCAGCAATCGACTGACGCTCCTAACTCGTTAGGCGAGACGATCCAAACGTGGACAACGTATGCCACCGTGTGGGCTTCTATCGATGGCGTGAGCAGTCAAGAGGCTTTGCGGGCCGGGCAGGTTGGCGTTGCCATCAGCCACAACGTGCAGATGCGATACCTGAGCGGACTGACTGCACAGATGCGGGTTCTGTGGGGCAGTCGCATTCTAGAGATCATCAGCGTGCTAGAGGCTGACAGCAAGAAGGTTCACAATCTTGTTTGCCAAGAGGCCGCAACATGAGTGAATCAATGATCACGCTGGCTCTAGGCACAGGGCCATTTGCCAAGCAGAGATATTCTGAAAAGCCGCTGCGTGAGATTATCAACGCACTGCAAAAGCTGCCAAAAGAAATTGCTCTAGCACAACAAAAGAAAGTGCTGAAAAAAGCCGCTGCCGTGGGCAAAGCTGCGCTTGCATCACAGGTTAGCAAAATCGGCAGAGTCACCGGCAATCTTGCAGCTAGCGTATCGGTCAAGTCAAAGGCGTACACAAACAATCGGCAAAACATTCCTGTCAGTATTTTTGTCGTTGGATTCCGTCGAGCAACTGGCGGCAAAAATCCTGCTAGCCGTGGATTCCATTCGCACCTAGTTGAGTTTGGCACGCAAGGCAGACGCTTCGCAGGCAAGAGCGTGGCAGGCAAAAAGACACGCACAATCGTAGACGGTCGGATTGTGACCCGGCGCGATCGCGTCAAGATGCAGGCCACCAGCAGCATTCTTTCGAGTTTTAATAAGCGGCGTTTTTTCCAAGCGCAAAGCGGCCAATACCCGTTGGACTTTTTCACAACCAAAGGTTCCGTGGCACCGATGCCCGCACTGCATCCGCTGCGTAATGCGTTCTCGACATCGCAGGGCCAGATGGCACAAATCATCGAATCTGGCATGCGTAGTGCATTGCAGGCAGGGCTGCGTGCAAACGTGCGTAACGCCAAGAAATTCTTGGGAGGTTGATAGTGTTCTCTTCTCCAGAGCAGGTACTGATGCGGCAGCTGCTGGCAACGCCACAGGTTGCAATCCATGTGGGCCTGCGTGTGTTCCCGCTGCTGGCACCCACATCGTCAGCCTTGCCATTCATCACCTACCAACGCACTGGCGTCAGTCGTGAGCAGACGCTAATTGGTGCCATGGGCGTGCCTAGCGTGTCAGTTCAGTTCGCTGCATACGCAGAGACCTACCTGCAATCACGAACGATTGCCGACGCTGTCAGAGCGTCACTCGACGCCTATTCGGGATCAGCATTTGCTACAATCGTAGGACAGACACAATTGACCAGCGAAAGCGACGATTTCGTGCAATTACAAGGTGGCGACGTGCCGCCGGTTTACCAGACAACCTTGACTTTTGACACTCAGTGGAGCGAATAAAATGGCTAACACATACACGACCGGCACAAACTTTACCTTTGCTAGCGTTACCTACACGCTGACCAGCTTGACCTACACGATGACAGAGGTTGAAGGCATCGACGTTTCGCATCTTGGGCAGACGGCTGGCGAGTCGATGCTGTCACTCGCAAAGCCGCTTAAGGCTGGGCCATTAGACGACACTGGCCGCGAGGTATCGATTGAGTATCTTGGCGCATCACCAATCTCAGATGGCAGCACCGGCACGCTAGTTATTTCTGGCGCAACAAGCGTAAACGCACTTGCAACAGTAAGCAGCAGCAGCGTGACCTTGGGCGTCAATGAGATCGTTCGTGGCTCAGCTACGTTTAGGGTCGCACGATAAGCGAGGCTAGGCGTGGCAACGTACAGCACAGGCATGACAGTGACTTGGGGCGCTCACACGTTTGCCGAGATCACATCAATCGACATAGATAAGTACGGCGATCTTTCGCGTGGGCGATCAGTTGATTGGACTGACAGCGCAGGTACGGTAAAGATCACAACACTTTCAGCAACCGGCGTTGGCTCTGCAAACTGGAATCAGAAGAAAGCGCTTACCGTTAGCGGTGGCAGCATGAATCTAGCTGTAGACGCACTTTACATGGGATTTAGTGCAGCGGCAGAGTTGAATGGTGTCACGAAGTTTACCGTCGAATTTAAGATTCTGGAGTAGTCATGGCTGAAGATTTAAAAACGCAGGACGTGCTTGATGCTGTTGATGCCAAGCTAGAAAAGTGTTTTGTAAAAGAGTGGGCGGGCAACGTCTATCTGCGCGTGATGAGTGTAGGTGAGCGCGATTCGCACGAACTGGAATGGCTAGAGCACAAGGAGAAGGGCGTTGCAAACTTTCGCACGAAGTTTCTGCTGAAGGTGCTGTGCGACAAGAATGGCAAGCTGCTTTTCACCGAGACGCACATGCCGCTCCTTGTGCTGAAATCTGCCAGCGTTATGAATCGGCTGTGGGAAAAGGCCAT